CGTAATGCTGCTTACGTTGTTCTACAAACGAAGTTGGAATCTTGCAAAGCAATAACCCACCAATCTCAATGTTGTCTTTAAACTGTCCATTAGGATTAGCTAGCAGTTTAAACTTTGGTTGTTCTTCCAATGTGACAGGTTCCCAACCTTCTCTCATTTTCGATGAGATGTTGCGTGGGTCCGCATTGTTCAACATTGAAACCCGAATCCAACGATATGTATAACCAGCCTGTTTATCAGGCTCAGGAAGAAGGTCTGGTGGCATCCACTGCTTAGGACGCTCCACAACTTCACGGTTAGTCATTTCACGGGTTAATTTATTCGTAGTCATCTTACATTTCCTTTATCAGTTCGCGAGCATATTGCTCATTAGTTAGTCCCAATTTCTTAGCAATTGCTTGCTGTGAAGTGGTCAGCTTTATCCTTTTAGAGGATGTACTGCGACTAGCTGGAGCTACCACCGTACTAGGTTTCGTCCTTGTAGCGGGTCTTTCGTCTTCAACACTCTCGAAATTCTCAGGGAATCTCTTACGCATTGTTTCGTCAATGCGTTTGTAATACTCATCAGTCGTAGCATACGCCATACCGTTTTCTTTGACAAGCTTTTCATGAAGCCCTAAAGCTAAACTTGTCATTTCGTCGTCTTGACCAAACCAAGAGTTACCTTCTCTCCATGATTCAGCCTTAGAATCCCGTACAGGTTGCTGTCTCTGTTGTGGTATTTGTACATCAGGTTCTGCTCTTTGTAAAGCTCTTTGTTCACTAATAGATAACGCACGGTCGGCTTTAATCTTTGCTGAAGTCATCTTTTCTTGAGCTTCAACTAGCTTTTCAGAATCGCCAGCGTCATACGCTTCACGATATTCTTTCTTAGCCATTGCCAACTCACGATCAGCACTAGTCATGTAAGAATCAAGTGCTTGTTGCTCAGAAACAGTAACTTTACCTTTAAGGGCGCGGTTTTCTTCTAATAGTCTTTGAGCAAGAGTGATAGCTTCTTGTTGCTCACGCAACGCTTTTTCCTTTTCACGACGTTCATCGTGATAAATCTTACGGAAACCAGCAATTCTTTCTTTTGCAGCTTCAGAATACTCATCTAGCTCATCTTTCTCTAGTTTTTCTACATATTCTGGTTCAGACTTAGTACGACCACGGTCCTGTGGCGGGGTATCATCCTCGACTTCTACTTGAATATCGTTTTCTGTATCTACATTTGTATCTACGGGTTTACCCTTAGTTTCGATTTCAGTTTCATCGGGGAATTTGAATTCATCTTTATCCATTCGTAAGCTCCTTATTTGCGTTTAATACCACGGGGATCGTCAACTACCGCTTCAACAGAATCGTCGTTAATAATTCTGAATTCACGTCCATGAATAACCAACCTACTGCCAGCATTTGGGCGCACAAGGATAAAATCACCTTTTTTGCACCAAGCACCATTAGGGTAGCGGCTTTCATCTTTGTAACAGTCTGGACCTAAGTCCACTACAAACAACACAGTAGTTAGCATTTCTTCAATATGCAAAGTTTCCTTTGCTTTTAGAATACCGCCTTTGTGTTCCTTTTCCACTTCGGGAATAGCGCAAAGTATGCGATAACCTGATGGTTTTGGAAGTTGTGTTGCTTTTTCGTCATCTGATTTATCAAGCAAATTCGTCAAATCTACAGCTTGATTTAAGTTGAGTGCGTCACTCATCCATTTTCTCCAGTTTGTCTTTAAGGTCTAATGCGTATCCTCTTGCAGTAAGTAGACCCCTAACCTCACCACAAATTCTTTGATAACCCGTATAGTCTAAATTACCCACCAGTACAGCTTCTTTTAATTGCTCAACCTTTTCGTCTATCTGTTTAGCAATTACTTCTAGCTCGGTCATTTTTTATCTTTGCCTTTCTTTTCAGTATTACTTTCTCTTGCTTTTTCGTTTGCATCAACATTCATCTTGGCAGCAATAAGCTGCGCAGCTATTTGACCCTTTTGAATATCTTGTTGTTTATTACTTTTAGCTGCATCAATACCCATTTTATGCCCAGCAATATCTGTATCAATTCCTAATTTTTGAGTATTAAACGCGTCTTTTGCCTTATCTTTAGCCATGTTTGCGCCAAATTTACGAGCTTCTAATTCAATCCGATGTAGTTCAATTTCTTTATGGTCTGAAATTTCCATTTGTCTTAGCTGTGCGTCGGTAGCATCTTTAGCTGCTTTACGCTTCTGTTCTTCGCCTTTAAGCGCCAATTCTTGTTGTTGCATCTGAATAATCGGGTCCTCGGCTTGTTGTTGAGCTTGTTGCTGTTGAGCCTGAGCCATATTCTGCATTGTCAGTTGTTTTGCTGCTTGTGCTACAGCCCTAGAAATCTGAACTTCAACATCTTCTGCAATAGACTCATCATCGTCATCTTTAAAGTACGGTAGCGGCGCGCCAAGCTGTTGTTCAATCTGCTGACGGTACTTAAATGCAAAGTGTTCAGAAATATGAGCTTGTAGTGCTGCCATCATTGCTTGTGCTTGTGGGTTTTGTCCAAGCATTGCTGCAACTTGTGGGTCTTGCATAAACGCTTGGTGAGTAGCAATATGTGCTTCTTGATCTTGGTAGATAAACGCTTTGACAGGTTTCATCGTAAGGATGTCCATATTCTCTGCAATTGGGTCCTTTGGTTTCATATCATCAACCATTGGAATTAGCTTTTGCGCATTGCGTATGCCTAACACATCTAACATCTGACGATGTAATACAGGCATGTTGTAAATCTGTGGAGCTTGTTGTGCCAACTGCAATACGGCTTGATACTGAACAATCTTCTGCGCCATAGTTGCTGCATTTGGATCAGAGACTGGAATTACGTCTACGTGGTCGTAGTCAGACTTTTTACATGAACGATCACCGTCTTCTGGGTCATAAGTGTAATCAGGGTCTGTATAGTCACGAATAATTTCTTTAAGAAGCTTTAACTCTTGTTTCATTGAGTAATGGATACGAGCCTGTACAGCACTCATTACCTTCAATGTTCTTTCAAGAATCGCTAGGGTTGTTCCGACTGGTGCTTGCGCACTCATGTCCGAAATCTGCATATCTGCAGAAGAAGCAAAACGACGACCTTCTTCAACGATAGTATTAAATAAACTATAGAGAACTTGACTTGGCTCTTTGTATGGAAGCGGCATCAAGTTGTCTCTGATAGCTCCAGACGGTACGTCTACATCACGGAATTCGCCTGGGCTTATCGGCGTGTCATCGCCTTTGATTCGCAAGCCACGGGTCTTAAAGCCACCTGGCAAGTTGCTAAGGGTTCCCGCGTCGACGAGCTGACGAATAAGAGACGTTCCAGACTTTGCAAAGGCTCCAACCAAATGGATGAGGCCAAAACAATAAAAGCCAAAGCCAGGAACATAACCGTAATGAACGAAGTGTTGACGTTTAGCTTTCTTCTCATCTTCTGGTCTCCAATTACGACGAATTGACAAGACCTCCATGCTACCTTTTTCAATAGTGACAACATATGGCAAGGCAATCCCAGTAAAGTTTCCTTCATCATCTTTATCCTCATATCCTGGAAGGTCGAGGTCAACGTGCATCTCTAGAAGTTTATAACGGTCATCTGATGTAGCTCTAAAGCCCATCTTCTCCGCAATTTTCTTTTCAACTTCATCTAAAGTGTTGGCTGGCTCGCCTAGGTCAATATCACGATAAAAACCAGCGTACATTAGACGAGTAACTTCATTCTCAGTCTTACGCATGACGTGCGTGATACGGGGTGACTGCTCAAGACTTGAAGCGCCGTATGGCACAACAATATCCTCTGCAGGTATAAACATTGATACTTGACGCCCTAAGTTAGGATCGTAATAAACTTTCTTAAACGCATTGCCCGCTAGACCCAAACCCCATATCATTCTTTCGTGTTCAGGTCTGAATTCCTGCATCACATCTGTAAGTTCGTAGTTCATGTTCGCTTCTACGCGAGCAGCTGCTTCTTTGATCTCAGGGGTTTCTTTGCCGATGATAAGTGTTTTTACTGGTCCTTGGGCGGGGAAAGTATCCTTGATAGTCTCAGCTTGAAACTTCACTAG